CTTCTCAGCATCCAGCCTTTGCGACAACAAATATTCCTTCATCCACTTTTTGGGATCCAGGCCGAAGACAGGGTTCATTACCAGCTCGCCCATCTGCGCTATATATTGGTTCTGGGCGTCCCTTTCAAGCAGCGCGCTTGACCCCTTTGCATGAATTTCAAAATCGCCTTTTATTTCCCAGTCTTGGCCGTGCTGCAAAAGGTACTCGTAATACCTGCGGATATGCGGCTCGGTTATCAGATCGTCAAACAATCTGGCAATTCTTCTCATTACTGTCGAAGCGTTGTTGTGCAGCAGCTGCATTCCGCCAACAGTCTCTGGCGCCGCACCTTGTTGGCCCTGCATGATGAGCGGCATCCCGGTGATGTCTTCCGCAAACTTAAGGCCAAGCGTGATAATGTTTTGCAGCTCAGCCTGCATCATCGGAACTTGGATGAACCTAAAAGCGTTGTCGAGATGGTTTAAGTCTGCGTCTTCGGATGCGATCCAGCCTTTTCTCGGAGCTATTTCCAAAACCCCATCGACAGGCTCGACCAGGCCCTCTTGATAAACCCACATAGGACCGCCCGCAATGCCGGCGTTGTCCATCATGTTTCTTGCCGCGCCGTTCACTACTCTCTGGGCCGGCCTGATTTGCCTCGATATCCCAACACCCCAAGGCATGCCTCTTCGCCTTTGCCAGACCATTATGTCGTAAGGGTAGGCGCCAGAGTCCAGATGATTTCTGGCCATCTTGACGATTTCGTTATTTACCATGGTGACACATACGTCCACCATTTCTGCGTAATCTACTTCCTGCTCTTCAATCAGGCCCGCCAGCATTAAATCCTGATACTCAAGCCGGCCGTGGAAATACCAAATTTCGTACAACGATCCTGTGTACTCAGTGTCTTCTAAGCCGTTTTGAGCGTTGTCCCCGTCCTGAGCCTCCCAGGTCTTGCTTGCTTTTTTGGGGCCGTCTGACAGGACCTTTAAAAGTGCCTCTTGAATGTAATCTGGCTGTTCCAAAAGCTCTGACAAATCTTTTGCTGTGATTTGATCTCTCTCAAAGATGTACCCGCCCCTATGAATATCTTCTCCACAGCTGGGATCTGGGAAAATGTCCCAAGGGTCGATTCGAAAAGAAACAGGGCAGATCTCTTCTTTGACGACCAAAGCCTCATCCATGTATGCCACTTTTCTCTTGTACATCGGGATTGGGCCCTTCAGGCAACCTGTACCGCATTTGGCGGCATCGGCAATAACAAGGCGCATCTCAGCCTGAAAATTGCACTCGACGTGCCAATCTTCTATTTGCTTTTCTGCTTTTTCTGCCTTTTCTTTTGCTTGCTTAAGCTCTTCTCTGACCTGGCCTTTTAAGTCTTCCCTTGTCTTTACAGCTCTTTGCGCGGCCTCCTCGACAGGATCTTCAGACTCGCTGAATGACCCGGCGTCCAGCTGCTGCTGAAAAGCCCCATCAATTTGCTCTTCTATCCCCCTCGGGATTTCTCCGTTTGCAATTTTGGTCAGCTCAGGCAGCGGCGTTGGCCTGAAAGACCAACCCTTTTCGTTAGATGGGAGGAGCATATCCCCAACTCGAGCATCTGCCGCGTCGACGTAGGGTCGCGTAATGTTGAAAAATATAGTCGAACCGCTAGGCTCTTCGCCGCCGACATAGGACCTGCCCATAGGCTTTGTCCGCCAAGCCTTCAGCTCATGGCGGTTAATATCATCGATCCCTTCGTAATGCTCGTCATCTTCAAGCCATTCTTCTTCAATGCCGGACTCTTTCCTGCCCTTTATCGCCTCAGATCTCTTGTGAGACAGCGCCATTGACAGCTTTTCAAGAAGCGTCTTCTTTTCTTTTTCCGGATCTAAAGCCTCACCTTCTTCGTCGAGGCCATCATAAGCATCTTCGTCTTGACCCATTTCGCTCATCTTCCGGCCCCGTCTACTTCTTCTCTTTCTTGGTCCAACCTAATTTGCCGCGCCTCAAGCCTGGCTTTTTCTCTTTTTTGCTCTGGCGTCAACACGGGAAGCTGGTCCAACTGGCTTAGCCTGATGTTCGTGATAATCAGCGTCATTTCGTTTTCGGCAGCCTTATGATCTTCCTGCCTTACAAAGTTTTCTTCTACCCAGCCAACAGTTATACCGCCAGCCAAAACCAAGGTCAGCAATGTCGCCGGATCCAGCCTTTCGGCCACAATGCTAATCAGGTTGTTCATTGGCCTCGCCCGGTTATTTCTGTGAAGCCAACCAGTATATTTCCTTCAGCGTTGAGGTCAGGCTTAACAATAATGCTGTTGAAAAAATCGAAACCGGACCTGTAATCTTCTACAGTCCCTGTTTCTAAAGTTGGCCCCAGACTTATGACATTGGTAGCGCCATCTGCAATCCAAGCCGATCCGGATATTTCTGTATTAATCCTGATCATCTTGACCGACGCTGCCTCAGCGAACGCCGTCTTTTTCCCCTGGGCAAGGTCGATGATGGCGTATTTCATTTACGACTTGTCCTGTCTCACCATTAGAGTGACGGTGAAAGATTCTCCAGAGGTCGGCGTGTAAGCGTTTTGAACGACCGCCTGGCCGTACAAGTTTTTGCCTCCCAGCTGGAACGGAATGCTTGCGCTGGCAACCTGAACCATAGAGTTTCCGCCATCGAACCAGTCGTTGAAGTTGATAACGCCAACGACGGTAGCCATTTCTGCGTCAGTAAAAGATACCGCGCCGTTGTCTGCTTGGTCTGCTGTGTCAGCGCTAAAAAGAACAAGATCAATATTCGGCGGGGTTGCTTGGCTTACATCAAGCGTAATCGTTGCGCCAATAACCTCTCCGGTCTTTGCCGAGGGGTTGATTGAATCAACGAAAACGAAATGGCCGTCGTCTGCCCCAGACAGAACATCACCAGCAGTGTAAGCCGTTGTGTTTGCCGGCCGCGTGATTGACGCTGCTGATTTTTTTGTCACCAGCGTTTTAATTGAATGAATTCTTTCTGACATTAAAGTCTCCTAATACCCTACAGCCCGATCGGTGAACCCTCTTTTGATTGGAACTTTATGACGCCTTCTGGATCTTGCTGGCGATCTGAAGCTCATTTCCTCGTCACAGATTCTACTCAACATGTCAAGGAAGTCATCCCACTTTCCTACCGGAAAGGGCAAATACTCAATTTTTAAAAAATCGTCAACTATATCTCGAACTGTACCATCCTTCATCACTGTTGGCATTTTTTCCGGAAACCAGATTTTGCCAGCGGCAAGGAGCGGAACCAGCCTTCGAATCCTGTCCTCCTTCTTCATGTTCCCGCCAAGCTCAATAATTTTGAAACGGTAATGCGTAATTTCCATTTCGTTTTGGATGTGAGCTATGTCTGTCTGCATCCCGTATCTTTCGTACCCGACCGCCAGGGGCTTGTACTTTTGATGCCACTCAAACAGCAGTTCCGTTCTTTCCACTAAGTTTAAACGATCTCTTACCCCATCTACCAAGAAATAGTTGTCATTATCATCCTTGGAAATAACACCCATTGCTGTGTTGTCTCTTGGCCCAACAACCCCCTGCTTTCTTTCGCCGGCCGGATCCACGAGGATAATAGTGTTCGCTTTGCTTTTTGGCGGCGGAGCCTTGTAATACATCAGCCATTCTTGCTTTAGCTCACCGCCTCCCTTTGGAGAAGGCCTTTGCTGGTACTGGCCGGCGGTGTTGTATGGGCCCCACACTTCCTCCTGCGCCCTGGCAGTCCTTTCTGATACTCGAGAAGGGAACATAAGCTCACCTTCCGTCGTCCTTGGGTCATTTAGCTCTGGGCGACCCAGATCTTTGCCGGCGTCGAAGGTAGGCACGCCTTCGTACCTCATAGGGATCACAAGGTGAATCCATCGCTCTTCTTTCAGCTCTAACAGGTGCCCTGTCAGGTCTTCTTGGTGCAAACGCTGCATGATGAGCACGATAGCGTCTGTCTCTGCGTTGTTCATTCGAGAGGACCAGCCGTCATCCCAGTTTTCTAAAACCCTCATGCGCTGGACGTCGGTCATCCTGTTAGCATCATGCGGGTCATCAATAATGAGCGTATCGCCTCGCTTTCCGGTAACCGTAGAGGTCATGGAAATAGATTGCCGGTGGCCCCTGTTTTGGTTTGCGTACAGGCCTTTCTCGTCCTGCTTTGTGTCCATCGACACCTTCCAGTTTTCCTGATACTCAGGCGAAAGAACCAGTTGACGCATTTTGACAGCATCTCGCAGTGCCAGGGTTTCATCGTTTGATCCACACAGGAATCGATGCGTTGGATCCGTTGCCCACTGCCACGCCGGCCAGAAAACAGAAACGATCAAAGACTTCATGGTCCCGGGAGGGATATTGACAATCAGTCTTCGTATCTCTCGCTTTGATACCGCCTCCAGATACGCGCAAAGCGTGTCTAGATGCCAGTTCCACTGCAGAGGGTTCGCTGGCTCCAGAATGTGCCAGTGCGCTTTTATGAAGTGCTCGAGAGACTCTTCCTGTCTTTTTATCCTGGCCCGCGCCTCGACTTGTTTTCTTAAGGCTTTAACTTGCTCTGAGCTTAATTTCGAAATGTCTATTTCAGTCATTTGCCGCCTTGGCCAAAGCCCTAACGTAGCTTGCGATCATATGGTCTGAAAAGGATCTTGAGTCTTCTCCGCCGGCGGATCTCAATCGCACTTTTTCCGGTGACGATCCCATAAATGGCGGGACCCGAGGAACCCAGTCTTTCCCGTTCACATACAGCGTTTTTTCGACGGGATCGATTATTTTTAACCTTCCGCATCTGGGCGCCCCAAATGTCACCACTTCGTTGACTTCCAAGAAACAGGATCTTAGATAGGCTGCCGTCAGCAGAGCCATTGCTCCGCCCAAGCTGTGGCCAGTCAATGAGATTGGAAGCTTTCCGCTCTGGCCGTCGAAATCGATATCTTTTGTCACGATGACGCCTAAAACTTCTATCGCGACCTTCCTTGCCACCTTTACGAATCCGGAAGGGGCCCAGCCCAGCTCTTGATCGTACCAAGGCAAAATTCTTACGTCTGTTATCACGTCCCTGATTTCATCGGTTCCAGGGAAAACGAACAATCTCAAATCTTCGTTGTAAACAAACTGGATCCCGTCAACTTCATACGGGTTACTGGCCCGATACGCGCTTAGGCAAAGCTTTGCGTATTTAAGATGCGCCTTCGCTTTTTTTCTTTGCTCTGTATTCACGCATGTATTCTCGCATATATGTTCGCCTGTCGGTGGGCTCCAGCTTTTTTGCAAGCTTGGCCAGCTCTTTGCGCAACTTTGAGCAATTCGGGCATTCTTCCTCAGACATCTACTTCTGGCTATCCTTCGGGAATAACTTTGCCCTGGCCTCCCTGTGGTCGCTAACAGAAACCCTAGACCTCTTTTGGTGCTTTGCGTACTCGCTCATACCTAAGGCCGTTGTGATCGCCCCAGTCAATAACCCTTGATACCAGACGGGCGTCTGGCCCAGCGCAGACATTCCAGCATAAACGATCCCGGGCCCGTCAAAAGAAACGCCATAAGCGTCTATTTGAATAAATGCCAGCCAAGCTGGCGTCAATACCGTGATCAAGGCAACCTCGTCTTTCCAAGTGCCCTGCTGCTGCTGCAAATGCATGACAGCATAGGCGGCATCGTTGTCGTCCATTTTGGTGATCCGACGACCATCCTCCATCGCCTCGGCGTGAATCATCTGTTGTTTTTTTAGCTTCCTTTCCGCGAAGCCGTTTACAACATTGGCGACTAAGTTTCCTATGCCAAGAAAATTTGCCATTTATGCTTCGTCAATTTCGATGGCTCCAGAATTTCTTGGGATAGCCATCAGCGTACCTTCGCACATGACCTGTATGCCACAATCTTTTACGGCCGGATGATCCGCCGGAGTTATTACGAAAGTTCTTTCGCCATCACCCGTTTCTATCGTTAACCTGTCGGTCTCGATTATCTCGACCCCTATCTTGATCAACATTTATGCCCCCTTCTACGCATGACTCGAAAGCCCAAAACTCTCGATCCCTGTAATCAAACTTCAACCGTGATGATTCTGTCGCAGCAGACGCCTTGTCTGGATGCTCGCTAATCACCCGCGGTGTTTCTTCAGTTACATCAATTAAGTAAACAATCTTACTGGTTTTTTGCGTTTCCAAAGTTGCAAGCGATGAAGTCAAGAACGCTTCTTGCTTTTGCCAACAGGTTGTCATCAACTGTATTTGGCGTTGCCGCTGCAACCACCGCCGCTATACCGATTATTTCCAAGCCGATCCTGGCAAACTCTACAAGCGTCTCTATCATCGATTCCTCCGTTTGTTAACAAAGTGTTTACTTATTGTCCATTTGGCCGGCAAATTCGTCAATACTTTTGAAAAGGCCTAAATCATAGTCATCGTAAGCCACTTGCGGCTTGCCGGGCTCGAATCTTTTCCTCTTGTATTCATGTCGCCAAAACTTGCGGCCGTCTTCTTCAACAAGAAATACGCCGGCCAACAGCCCGCTTAAACTTTTTCTTTCAAGTATCTTTTTCGTCGTCATTGTCATCCCCGCTCAAGTGTTTGACGCCATTAAAAAACAATAGCGCTAATATGACAGCGCCAAGCCAGAAACAGATTAGGCTAATAGCTCCAGACATGAGGTCTGGGGCGACCTTCTTTGGCCGGCCCTATGCCGATATGGATAAACCTGTTGGGCCCCTTTTGATTGACCCCAATCCCTGTAACTTCAGGAATGGATAGCGCTGCCCTCAAAACCAAAAAAGCGTTTTCGTATGACACGGCCAGATCCGCAGCGGTCCCATCAAAATGTTCGCCAGGCTCGTCTTTTCGCTTTTCTGCCGGATGATCTTCGCAGCGATACCCGCTAGATATCCTGATCGGCCGACCCAAAGCCGTTCTGATTTTTTGAACGACATCTATCAGCTCTGGCTTTATCTTGTTTTCTCCGCAATGCTTGCAGGCAAATTCTTCAACCTTGAAATTTTCCCATTGGCTCACGGACTTAGCACCATAACTCTGTTTCCATTTCGATATATTATGCAAAAAAAATCTTGCCCGGTGCTACATCTGCATCTTGGATTATCGAATTCAAGCCAGCACGTTCCGCACAAATTCTCGCTCATGGCTTGTCCCTCGCAATTTGGGCAGCCGTAAATACCTACAGCCGATTCGTCAAATTCGTAGCCGCAGTTACACAGCATCATCTTTCTCCCCTTCAGCACACCAGTAGCCGACCTGTGCATACCCCGCAATATCCACCCAGTTATCATAGTGGCCCGAGGTATGCATAATCCTGCCGACCTTGACCAGCATCATCATGACTGCTGCATCGACTGGTGTAATTTCATCGTTGGGAGAACCCCTCAGGTACGCATTCCATAGATCTGCAATGCGCTGGTGGTTCGTGTGTGGATCGCCATAAACGTCTTGTCGATCGCCGTTGACTAGCTCATTGGCGCGCTCTAA